CAGCCCACGGCGAGCAGCCCGAGCCGCACCTCCGGGAACAGCCCGCCGGACGCGCCGAAGCCGACGACGCCGAGCGTTATCCACACGGAGCCCATCACTCGCCCCCGATAGCCGCGAGCGCGGCGCATGGAGGAACTGATGACGGACGAAGTTGCGTCGCTGACGGTGCAGGCCGGGAAGACCGCGCTAACGGTCGGCGCCATGGCAATAGCCATGAGGGTTGTGCTCTCCGAACTGGCGAGGGCCGCCGGCCCAGAAGCAAGGGCGCGCGTCGCTGCTGCGCTCAGAGACGAGCTTGCAATCCCGCAGCCCGAGGCGCCGTTCCCCGACTTGCCATTCAGGACGGTGCCCGAGGAACTGGCGCATTGGCTCTCGCTGGTCGAGCGCATGGGCGTGACGCCACCCGCCGACTGAAGTTGACGCACCCCCGACGCCGATATCTGCGCGGCGAGTTGCTGCAACTGCTGGATCATCGCCTTCGCCTCGGCCGCGTAGTCGGGCGCCGTGATGTCGTAGGTCGTGGCCGGCTCGGGCAGCGCGTGCAGGTCGAGAGGCGCGCCCTCGCCCTTCGGCGCTGCCACGACCGCCGCCAGTGCAGTGAAGACGCCGCGCCGGTTCATGCGCGCACCGTGAGGCGCTGACATGGCTTCACGAGACCGGCTCGTTCAGGCGGGCCATCCGCGCCTTGTGCATGTCGTTCGCGGTCACGGCGCCGCCGGTCGCGCGCTCGATTGCCGCCATCATCGCCGGGCGCGGCATTGCTCGCCCCGTGCGCCACTTGCTCAGGGACGCCTCATAGACGCCGAGCTTTGCCGCGAGGGCGCTACCTGCGCCGGGACCGTTTGCCTTGAGGTATTCGGAGAGCGTCATGGCGGGCATCTAGCCATTTTCGCCAATCACGCGTCAAGCGATTTCCGCCAAATTGCCTGTAACGCACGAAATGTGGCTTTGGCATCTTCCGACTATGGGTAAGACAAGCCGCATTCGCCGCATCCCGATGGACCACCTGAAAGGCTGGCGAGATTCGCTAGACCTCTCTAGGCAAGACGTTGCGGACCAAATAGCCTCTCTAACCAAACGACGGATCGATCAAGCAACCGTCGCGAAATGGGAGGGCTCTGGCGTGCGTGTCGAAGACCTGCTGTTGCTCGCTCAGGTTTATGGCGTCACCGCCGACCGGCTGTTTTTCCCGCCAGGCGACAAATGGACCCCCGCCGCGATGCAGGCGGCTCACCACATCATCGTAACGGCAGCCCCCGAAAAGGTGCTGCGATGGCTGGCAATGGGGGCCGATTTAGCGCCAGACACACCCCCCCTCCCCACGCTAGGGCCTGATGAATAATCTGTTACCTAGCGATTTTGGCGAAAAACGCTTGACGGTGATTTAGCGAAAATAGCATGATGTCCCCACGCCGGATGCCCCGGCGCGGAGGACAGCCCCGATGCTCGAAACGACCGCCGCCCGCGAACCCGCCGTCGCCTGCGCCACAGGCCCCGGCCCCACCGTCGAGGATGACTTCGACCGCCTGATCCGGCGCATCAAGGCCGCCGCGCTGGACGGCACGACGACCGACTTCATGCGCGCGGCGAAGTTCATCGAACACCTCGGCACCGTGCGCGACCGCTGGACCGCCGGCGATGCGTCGCCCGTGCGGACGGCGAAGGTTGCGAGCGCCGCGCAATGACCGCCGACCTTGAGCAACGCACCGCGGCGCTGGAGGCGCGGGTTGCGTCGCTGCTGCCGCCCGAGGGCGTGCGGGTGACGCTGGCGAACCTGCGCAAGAACGCGGTGTATCGGGTGGCGCGGGAGGTGGATGGGCCGCACGGCTACTTGAACATCGGCGACCTGCTGCACTTCGTGGATGCCAATGACGGCGACATGTTCCCGTTCTTCCGGCGCATTTCGGATGACGCCCTACACTGTGTCAACATCGCCCGCCTCGACTTCGCCGCCGCCCCGGCCGCCGAGCCCGAGCCGACGCCGTTGCAGGCGCTGGAGGCGATGAACGCCGCCCTGACGCGGGCATACGGCACGCCCGAGCATGAGGATCTTGCCGCCGACACGGGCAACGCCTGGCGCGCCATGCAGGCCGCGCTCCGGGCGGCGGGGGTGGTTCTGTGAACGCGCGAGACGGCGGTTATCCCGATGATGTTCGCAGCTTCGACCACGACCCGCGCAGCCCGTTCTACAACAACCGGGCCGAGGACGAAGCTGCCGAGCGCGAAGAGCGCTTCTACGACGTCTCGCGGTCCATGGAGGCGCTGACCACATGGCTCGATGAGCGGTGGGACCAGGACAGCGACAAGATGCGCGAGGAGGACGGCGAGCCGGTCGTTGCTGACCTCGAAGTCATCAACGCGGCGCTGGTGAAGGCGCTGACGCCGTGGCGCAAGGAGATTTTGGAATTCACGCGCGATTATCGCCAGAAGCGCGGCTTTCGCGAGCCGCTGGTGCTGATGGGCGCCCGCATCGCCGTTGTGAGGAGCAAGTGATGACCGATGAACTCGACGCGCTCTGCCGCCAGAAGACGGGCATGGGCGAGGATTGGAGCGTCTACGAGATGACGGTGGTTCCGATGCCGCCGAAGCCGCCGCTCGGCGTGCAATGCATCGGCTCGCGGCATCGCTTCCTGACGCGCGGCAAGCGCAAGGGCGAGAAGACGTGGACCAACGACAACAAGATCAGCGTGTTCATCACGGCGGAGGAATACCGCGCGTGTTTCCCGAAAAAGGAGAAGGCAGCATGACCGACGCCGAGAGGATCGCCGCCACGCTGAAGCTGTTTGCGGACGGCCTGCGGGAGGCCAGCGAAAAGGGCGAGCCGATGCAGCCGCCGAACATGCTGACACTGTCCGCGCACCTGCGCGACATCGCGTTCCACCTCGCGCCGCCGGTGGACTTCGCGGCGCTGGAGCGGGCGGCGGGCGGTGTGGTTGTGCGGTTTCCGGCGCGTGGGTGGCACAGCGACGCCGCGCATGGCGACGCGGGGGTCGCGTAGGATGAACCCGCTCGCCATCGAAGCCGCGCGCTTGGCCAAGGCGCTGGCCCGCGCGGAGAAGGCACACCGCCGCATGGCCGAGGCCGCGACGCAGATGAACTTACTGCACATGTCGGCGCTGGCCGCGCAGATCGAACAAGCCATGTGGGCAATCGACGCGCCCGAAATGAAGGAGCGGGTGGCGTGAGCGAAGAACCGATCTGCGCGGCGTTGGAAGCTGCGGGGGAAGCGCTGCGCAATGCCGTGGGGTGGCCGAACGTTCACCAGCCGGACGGCCTCTACACGAAGCATGCAGCCGCCGCCATTGCGGCTTTTCTTCGCGCGATGCCGACCAAGGGCATTTATCTGGCGGTGGACGGCAAGGTGGTTGCCGCCATCAATTGCCAGGACTTCTGGCATATCGCGGATGCAGTCGAAGCGGAGGCCGCCCCATGAACAGGATAGCCACCTGGCTGGCGCTGCTGCTGATCTGCGTGGCACCGTTTGTATTGGTCGGCGCGCACATTCTGGCCGCGAGCGTGTGGCCATGAGCGGCGTTCAGGCGTGCGGCCCCGAAAACGGCCCATTTGACGCGAACGACTCAAAGCACAGACTGTATTCGGCAGCCCAAGTCGCTGCGCTGGTCGAGCAGGCCCGGCGCGAGGGCGCGGAGGCTGAGCGCGAGGCGTGTGCTGCGGATTGCGACTGCGGATGCGCGGCGCGACCTGATGTTCTGGCGCGGTTCGCAACAGATGGGCACAAGCGCGCGTCCTATCTCTGCCCGCACGGCGATTCTTGCCACGCCCTGCAAGCCGCCGCCATCCGCGCGCGAGGAGACGCGCCATGACCGCCGAGGCCGAGCGCCTGCGGATGCCGGGCATCTACACGATGCCCGCAGCAACCTACCACGCCGACCCGTGCGAGGTGCCGAGCCTGTCCAGCGGCATCGCGCGCCTGCTGATCCGCCGCAGCCCGATGCACGCGCACCATGCGCACGCGCGCTTCGGCGGGAACTCTCGCGACCCGTCCGCGACGATGGATGCCGGCTCGATCCTGCATAAGCTCATGCTTGGCGAGGGTGACGACTACGAGGCGGTGCAGGCCGAGAACTGGACCACCAAGGCTGCCAAGGAGGCGCGGGAGGCCATTCGCGAAGCTGGCCGCATCCCTGTCCTCGCGCACCAGCTAGAGGCGCTACAGGCCGGTGCAGAGGCCGCACTGGCGCAGATGCGCGAGCATCCGGACTGCGGCGCGTTCTTCGACGCAGGCCAGTCTGAGGCCGTGCTGGTGGCCGAGGATCGCGGCGCTTGGCTGCGGTGCATGGTGGACCGCCTGCCGACCGACGAGCGCATGCCGTGGTTCGATATCAAGACGACCAAGGCCAGCGCGGCGCCGGTTGATTTTCAGCGCGCCATGATACGCGACCATGCGTTTCAGGAGGCGTTCTATCGGCGGATCGGGCGCCTGCTCAACCGCAAGCCGCGCGCGTTTTTCTTCGTGGTGGTGGAGCAAGACGCGCCGCACGCCATCGCCGTGATGGCTGCCGCGCCGTCGCTGGTCGAGATCGCGGACCTTGAGGTTGAGCGTGCCGTGTCGGTGTGGCGGCGCTGCATGGAGGCGCAGCGGTGGCCCGGCTATCCGGCGCGGACTGCCTATGTCGAAGCGCCCGCATGGGCAACGCAGGCCGAGGAAGCCGCGAACATGGATGAGGAAGTCGAAGCATGACGTTCACCCTGCGCCCGGCCGTGCGCGAAAAAATCGGCTTGCTCTTTGCGGTGGCCGGCGCGAGCGGTTCGGGCAAGACTTTCTCGGCGTTGGTGCTGGCGCGCGGCATCGCCAATGGCACCGGCAAGATTGCCGTGATCGATACCGAGGCCGGGCGCGCGCTGCACTACGCGCCGAAGCCCGGCGCGAAAGCCGATGGCGTGCGGACGTTCGATTTTCTGCACCTGGACTTTCAGCCGCCGTTCACGCCCGAACGGTATATTGAGGCGATCCAGGCATGTGAGGCGGCGGGCGCGACGGTGATCGTCATCGACAGCGCCTCGCACGAATGGTCCGGCGAGGGCGGGTGCTCGGATATCCAGATGGCCGAGGCCGAGCGCATGGCCGCGAAGGACGGCAAGAGCGTTGACAGCATGACGGCGCCGGCCTGGAAGCGCCCGAAGCTCCGTCATCAGCGGATGATGGCGCGGCTGATCCAGTGCCGCACGCATCTGATTTTCTGCCTCCGCGCGCAGGAGAAGGTGAAGATCGTCGGCGGCAAGGTGACGCCGGTTGGCTTCATGCCGATCTGCGAAAAATCTTTCATGTTCGAAATGTCGGGCAGCGTCACCTTGCACCCCGAGACGCCGGGCCGGCCGCGCTACGACCTCCCGCACAAGCTCAACGACGAACTGCGGGAAATCTTTGATGAGCAGCACCGCATCGACGCGGTGGCCGGCAAGCGGCTGCGCGCATGGGCAGAGACTGGCGAGGACCGCCCGGCGCTGGACAAGGCCGCCGTGGGCACGCGCGACCTGGTGGAGCGCATCCAGGACGCGGCCAGCCTGCCGGCGCTGAAGCTCATCACTGGCGAGGACGCCGTTGTGAAGCAGCGCGCATGGCTGGCGAAGAACCGGCCGGAATTGGCCGAGCAGGTTGACGACGCAGTGGCCGCTGCGCTGGCGGTGTATGCGCCGGATGACGACGCCGCGCGCGTCTGGGCTCGCCGCTACGCCCCGGAGGTCATGCTCGGCGTCTACGCGCCTGAGGAATTTGACGAGCCCCCGGCGCAGCCCCGCGAGGTCCAGATCGTGGTGGTGGACGAGCCCAAGGTGAGCCGCCCCGTCGTGCAGACCGACGCCCTGCTGCCCATCATCTCGCCCATAGACGGCGCGGTGAACCAGGTGCCTGGCCCTAAGTGGCTGGGCGCGGTCCAGCGCGCGTTGGTGCTGCTGGACGACGCCGAGAAGGTCCGCACCTGGCGCCAGGACATGGGGCCGCACCTCGCCGCCATTGCCGAGCGTGACGACAGCAAGGCCACCGAGGCCGACCGCATGATTGCCGACCGCCTGGCTGATCTGGGCGAGCGTGAGCCCGGCGAGGAGGGCTGACCATGAGCGGCACGCGCGACAACAGCGGCAACATCAGCCGCAACGAGAAGAAGACCGAGGACCGCCACCCTGACATCAAGGGGAAGGCGACCATCGACGGCGTTGACTACTGGGTTAGCGGTTGGCTGAAAGAGAACGACCGCGGCAAGTGGTATTCGCTCTCCTTCCAGCCAAAGGACGCGCCGGTAGAGCAGCGCCAGCAGCCGCAGCGGCAGCCGGCGCAGCGTCCCGCCGCCGACCTCAACGACGACATCCCGTTCTAGGTCGCCGCAGATGCTGATCAGGATCATGGAGACCAAGCCCAAGCGCCTCCGCAAGATCGCGCGCTCTTGGGGCGTTCACGCCGTTGAGGCGCAAAACCTGGACGTGCTGACCGTGGCCATTGCCGACGCCTACCGCCGCCACGTTGCTGCGGAGGAACGCGCCGCGATGCGCCTGCGGCACGCCAAGCGGGAGAGCGCCGCATGACGCCCGCCGTGTCGTTCAAGCTGCACCCGGACCTCGAGGCGCTGACCAAGGCCCTCGAGGCGCTGACCAAGGCCCGCGAGACGCCGCGCGCGCCGGGCTTCGCCAATGCCGGCGTGATGCTCGGCCTGCTGCCGGGCCACGCGCCGGCGCATCTGCGGGACGCGGCGAAGTGGCTGCTGGACCGGGCAGCCCAGGAGGACGCGCGATGACCATGTTCGCGCTGCTGCTGATCCTGTCCGGCGATCCGTCGCCGCTAGCCCGCGTGTCGTGGCACGCCAGCCGCGACGCATGCGAGCGCCAGGCCGAGGTTGAGCTTGTCCACGCCGCGGTGACCACGCGCGCCGTCGAGCATGTCGAGTGCCGCGCTTACCGGATGCTGGCGCTCAGGCCGGTGACGGAGGAGATACTGCGGTGACCTAGCCCACGAAATCGCTGCGCAACGCTGCGCGTCGCAGCGCCACGCCCGGCATCGCATCACTCCGCAACGCAACGCGTCGGTCCGCTCTACGCTTCGCGCCGATCCATGGCCGCATCCAGATGGCAGACGATCTGGAGAGCATCGCGGTCGCGCGGTCGCTCAAGGCCGCCGGCCAGCGCACAAGCTGGCGCAACCTGCACGACGCCAGCGCCGCCCTCTCGGCGGCGCACTAAACCCCCGAAACGCAAAAAGGCCCCGCCAGCGCGAGCCGGCGGGGCTTTGAACTATTCAGCGGGGCTTAAGGGTTCAGCCGGGATACGAGCCGCGCGGCAACTCCCAGTGCGGCGCGTCCACGAACGTCGCCCAGTCACCGCCCCAGGTGACCGGCACGCCCTCGGCCGCCGCGGCCTTCCGCATAGCGATCACCACGCCCGCAAAGTCCGCCTTGGTCATCTGCGGGATGGGCGTGTCGGTGATCGGGTAGAGGTCCACCGCGTGGCCGGTGATGTGCCGGCTAGCCAGCGTCGTGCTCTTGCCGGCCCGCATCAACTCGGCCTGCCGTTTCGGCGTGCGCAGGCCCTCGGCTACAAAGAACGGCGCCGTTGCACGCGCGCGCTGCACCACGCGCACCAAGTCAGGATGCACGCCTTCCAGCCGCGCCAGGTCGCGCGGCGTTAGGCCGGCGGGGGCCGTCGCCGGCCCCTCGCCTATCGGCAACACGCGGATGGCCGGCTGCGGCGCTGGCGGTGCAATCGGCTCCGGTGCTGCCTCCCGCCGCACGCCCAGGAAGCTGAGCAAGCGCGCCAGCATGGTCATCGCTTCCGGCTGTAGAGATACCACCCCGCGGTCGCGGCGCTTGTCGCAGCGCCTGCCACCAGATCCCAGCCGCCGGGATCGACGGTGCCGCGTGCGATGAGCACGCCGCCGATAAGTTGGAGCACATGACGCAGCAGACCAATCGCCATGTCTGGCATTGGGTGTCTCCTGTGTGAAGTGCCGGGCTACCCGCCGGCGGGGGACTGGTCAGCGCGCGCTAGCGGTGCGGTCGAGCCGTTGCAGGATCTCGGTCTGCGCCCGCAGCCGCTCATCCAGTCGGGCCAAGCCCTCGCTGATGCGCCGGTCCTCGATCGCGCGGGCGGTCTCGGCGCTGCGCAGCGCGTCGATCTGCGCCGCGTGCTGCTCGACGCGGGCCGCCAGGTTGGCCGCCCACCACACCATCCCGGCCGTCTGCGCGGCGAGGCTGACGATCAGCGCCAGCGGCACACGGCGGTCGAGGTGCCACGGCTCGGGAGAGGGGCGCCCGGTCGTCATCAGTTCACCGGGTCTGCCGTCCACACGGTCACGTCACCGGCAGTCTTGAGGACGGCCTTGTAAGAGGTCGCGGTTGCGAGCCAAATGTTGCCAAACCGGCCGCCGCTGTCGGCGATCACCGGGTTGGCGTTCGGCTGCGTCCGCGCTGCGTCGGAGTATGTCTCCGCAGGCGTCGTCGTGCCGGCCGTGTAGAAATAGAGCTTCGCGCCCGGCAACGGGTCGCCGTTGTCGTCAAACGCCTGGAAGCGCGGCTCGTAGAAGCGATCAGACATGGGGGATTACTCCGCGTGTGCGTGATGCAGATGACAGCGGGAATGCCGTGTTCTTAGCCGAGATATTGCTGCGCGCCGTTATGGGGCTGCTGACGGCTGCCCTGGCCGCGTTGCTTCTGCGGTTCCTGTTCGGATAGCCGCGCCAGCCGCGGCATTGGCCGCCGCCTGCGTCAGCCGATCCATCATGTTCGCCTCGATGTAGCGCACGGCCCGCGCAACGTTGGCCGGCGTGGCGCGAACAAGCAGGAAATGCGCGAACTGCGGATCAGTCATGGCCCGCGTCAGCATTTCGCGGGTTGCCGCCTCCGGCGCGGCGTAGATCAGCCGCAGCAGGCCGCCCGCGCTGCCAAGCGTCTGCGCCAGCGGCATGCCCGGATCCAGCAGGCCGTTCGAGGCGCGGGCGATCAGGTTGGCGACGCTCAGGTTCTGCGCCGTGTTGCTGCCCGCCGCTGCCGTCGTGCGGCTGGCCATGCCCGTCTCTGCAAAGTCGGCCGCCAGGCGGCGCAACACCCCGATCTGGCTGCTGTCAAACAGGACGCGCGCCACAGGCTCGTTTTGCTCAAAGAAGCGCCGGAAGCCTGCGGGCGAAAGTGCGCGCGACACGTTGCCGGCGGCATCCGCCACATCACTCGTCGCAGCGGTTGCGCGGAACAAATTGTCTATGAACTGCCCACGGAGTTGCTGCCGCACCACGTTCGCTTGCCCGCCCGCCGCCGCCAACGCCTGAAGCACTGACTGCGGCGACGACATCAGGACGCCCGGGACCGAGCCATCCGGCAGAACCGGAGCCGCCGGGCCACCGCGCAGCGCCATCTGGACGCCAGACGTGCCAGAAGCATTCCGCCCGAAGTCTTGCGCCAAGTCGCGCCGCATCTGCTGCGCGGCGGTCCATCGCGCCGCCTGCTCAGGTGTTAGCGCATTCTCCACACGGAACACGCGCTCAGGAGCGCCAGCGCCCGCCGAAACACTCGGCGCAGGCCCCATCGCGCCAAGAACGCGCTGCGGATCGTCCGTCAGCGACAGCCCCTGTAGAGCGAGCGCACGGTCAACCTCGCGTTCAGCCGCGCCAAACACGGCGTTCGCCTCCCGCTGCGCCCCGCCGCCGGGATAGCGCACGCGCATGCCGCGCAACTCGGCGTCAATCGCGTCCAGCAGATCCCGCGGCGTGAGGTTGTCCACCTGGTTGGCGTTATTCGGCAGTTCCGGGAAATAGCCGGCCTCGCGCGCGCGCTCCGCCACGCGGTCAAGAGACTGCGCCTGGTTGTTCAGGAGGCCGGGGCGCGTGCGTGCCGTCCCGCCCAGCATCTGCCGCGTGTCGCCATCCGGGCGAACGCCGCCATTCTCCACAAGCCACTGCACAAGCGACTTTTCGCCGCGGGGCATTGTCTGCCGCACGCTTTGCAGGGCCGCCGCCACATCCGGCCGAGCTACAGCGCCCTCCTGCGCGGCGAGCGCGTCAAGATCCTCCAACGTCACGGCCCGGCCTGCAGGCACCCACTCGCCTGCCGCCCGCGCCGCCGCCGTGTCCAACGAGGCCCGCACGCTGCGCGCCGCCGCTCCCAGCCGCGCATCGTTTGTCTGCTCGGCCCGATCTTCCAGCGCCGACAACCAAGACCGCAGGTTCTGCGCCGACCGCCACGGCACCGTCTCCCCGGCGCTGCCCACAACATCCGCGACACGCTGCAACTCCGCAGGCGGGCCGCCCGACATGTCGCCGTAGTAGCGCGCCAGGGCGTCATCCAACGCTTCGCGCACGGGCGCAAACGGCAAGACGGCCGTCCCGTCCGGGTCCACCGCCTCATATGCCGCGGACACCGCCGCCCGGCGCTGCCCTTCCTCAGCAAACAGGGCGCCGCGCGCGGAAGCCCCACGCGCGGCAGGCTCACGGCCGTCCTGCATACGTGTCAGCGCAGCGAGGCGGTTCGCGTTGCGGCGCGCCTCGATGTCCCGCAGCGCCACGGCCGGCGACATGCCGGTTGCACTGTTTGGCGTGACCTGCGAGCGCATGCCGCTTTCCAGCAGCATCACGCCAGGATCGCCCGCGGCGACGCCAGTCGTCACCGGGCTGCCAGAAAGGCGCCGCGTCGGATCGGACATGCTGCGCTCAATGCGCCCCGGCAGCCCTACGGGATCCGCCGAACTGCGCAGCAGCACATCCGCCACCATGTTTTGCCGCCCGCGCTCGGAGAACGGCTGAACCAGAGCCGCCGCAGTGCGACCGGCGCCTTGCAGCGCCTGCACACCGCCTGCGCCAGCCACGCCACCGGCCAAGCCCGCCGCCAGTTGGCCGACCGCACCAGCGCCGCTCTCAGCCGCGTATTGTCCCGCAAGGCCCGCACCCGCCGCGCCCGCTACCTGCGCCGGCATATTGCCAACAAGCATTTCCGCCAGCGCTGGCGCCTGCCGCGCGCCTTGCAGCGCCGCGCCGCCCGCCATCATCGGCAGGTTCCCCGCGACGTTGCGCGACACGGCCGACACGCGCTGCTCCGTAGGCGTCTCGGGTCGCGGCAGCCCTACGGCATCGAGCGCCGCCGCCGTCCGCTGCGAATAGGTCGGGTCGGTAGGCAGGCCAAGCGCGCCGGCAGCGGCGTTGACCAGCGCCTGCGGAAATTCCAGCAGCATGTTGGGAACCGCCATCAACCCTTCGGCGACGTCGCGCACGCCGAGCCCGAACGCGCGGCCGGGCGACGTGCCACGCTTAGGCGCAGCCGGAACCGGCGCCCACTCGCGCCCGTTAAAGAACAGTTCCGCGCCGCTCTGCGGGTTGCGCGCGCGCCGCGCCGGCTCCCACTCGCCCCCTTGAGACAAGACAAGGATCTCGCCCGTAGCGCGGTTGATCGCGACGCTTTCGCTCATCGAACAAGCTCAAAGCCGGGCGGGAGCGGCGGGATACGGAAAGGCGGGGGGATGCGCATTGGCGCAGGCGCAGGGCCCGGCGGCGGCTCCGCAGTTGGGAGCGGCGAAGATGCAGGCGCAGTCGGGCCGCTAACGAGGTTACGCGCCCGATCCCGTCCAGCCTGCACGATGTCGCGCAACTCACCCAGCGCAATGCGGAAGTCCGAAGGGCTGGCCGCGGTGTTCAGGCGCGCAATGGCTTGCGTGGCCTTCTGAGCGTCGATGTCGGTGATTGCGCCGCCGCCCCGCAGGCTTTCAAACGCCTGCAAGAACGCTTGGCCCTGGATCTGCTCGACGCGCTGCGCAAAATCAAACACCGGCGTGCCCGGAATGCGGTTGAGCAACCGCCCCTGCAAGCCGGTGCCTAACTCTAGTGCTCGATGGTTCAAGACGCCATCAATCTGCCGAAGCGTCGTTTCCGCTGTCCGAATAGCGTCCGCAGCCCCCGCCAGATCAGTGCCTTCGCGCTGCCCTATGATCTGTTCGCTCGCGCGCCCGCGAATATCCACGAGACGCCGAGCCACGATGTTGCCGCCCGGCTCCACCGTCAGGATCTCGGTCCCGGTGTTGATCTCGCGCGTGCGCGGCGCAATGGACACGCCTTCCGGCGTGCTCCCCTGCACCAGCCCGCCGCGTCCATTTGGGAACAAGACCACCGGCTCCCCGTTCGGGCCGTATCCCGGAAGCGGGACGAGGCTGGTTTGCGGCGGCCCCGCCTGATAGCCACCGGCCACCGGCCGCACGCTGCCGCGGTTGCCGAACTGCACAAGCACGCGCTGGCCGTTCTGCATGACCTCCTGCGGCGCGCTAAAACTCTCCGGGCCGCCGGTCTGCTGCGCCCGCGCAATGCGCAGCCGCTGCGCCTCGGCCTCTGCGCTCATGCTGTCCGGCCGCTGCACGATCTGCGGCACGCCCAGCCCGTTGACCATCGCCACCGTGCCCGGCCGCAACCCCATCGCGCCCGCCTGCTCGGCCGACATCGGAGCCAGCCGCTGCTGTTCCTGCTGCATCAGCGACATCGCCGTCTGGAACCCCGCCGGGCCAGCCGCGGCCAGCCCCGCGATCGAGGCGTTCCGCTTGCCCGCGTCGGGCGACAGCACGCCCTGGCCGTAGGTCTGCATCGCGACAGCCAGCGCGTTCTGCTGGTCCATCTGCTGCTCTGCCGCGCGCTGCTGCATCGCGGCCAGCACGTTGCGCTGCACCGCGCCGAGGTCGAGTTGCTGCACCCCGAGCGGGATGCGGGTGTCCAGTTGCAGCATCGCGCGCTCCTACTTCCGGAAATACTGGCCGTAGAGCGTCAGCCCGTTGTTGATCGCGCCCGTGATCGCGTTCGCCTGGCCGATCTGCCCCGCCGCCGAAGCGTTCGCGCCCTGGCCGTAGATGTTCGCGAGGTTCGCCCCATACGCGCCCGCCAGCGCGTTGCCCTGGCTCGTCGCCGTCTGGCCGATGCCGGCGAGGCCCGCCTGCCGGTTCCACCAGTTGTTGTAGTCCTCGGCCGCGATGCCCTGGCCGAAGCGCAGCAGCGCCTTGTCGCGCGCGCCGCTGCCCACCCTCCCGCGCGCCGAGGCCGCGTTGTCGATAGCCCGCAGGCCCTCGGTGAACCGGAAGTCGTAGCCGGGCGACTGCGTGTAGCTCTGCCCCGTCGCGGCCACCAGCGGCGCCAGCGCGTTGACGCCGGATGTGCGCCACGGCTCAAGGTCCGCGCGCTGCTGCTGGTAGATGTCGCGCTGCACCTCGGCCGAGCGGTCCGCCGCCGCGGCCTGGGTCCTGGCAGCGGAACTCGCCGCGCGGCTACCGAGGAGCGCGCTGCCGAGCGTGGCGGCAGCAGGGATAAGCCATTCCATTAGCGTTTCTCCACTTGGACGCGGAGCGTGCCGCTTGCCAGATCCACCGTGCCCGTGCCGTTGTTGACGAACCACACCGTCACGGTGTCCGCCGCCGTGACCGCGGCACTGATCGCGACGTTCGGGTCGAGCGTCACGAACGACGCGACCGCGAAGTCGCCCAGCTTCGCGCCCGGCACCGTCACCGTCGCCGACACCCGCGCGCCGGAAGCCAGCGAGGGCGGGTCCGCCGTCGCATCCACCACGGTCCGCGCGCCGATCTGCTTGGCGACATAGGCGAGCCAGACGTGCCACGACAAGGTGACGCGGCGGTTTATGCCCACCATGTCCGTGCGCAGCGGCGCCTCTTGGAAATACGACCGAACCGCCATCAGTGGCCCGCCGTGGTGGCGTCAACGTTGACCGCGATCAGCGCCGTCCGTGCCGGGTCGGAGAGTTGCAGCCGGAACACCCGCTCCCGCGCGCTGCCGAGCCGCCGCCACTCCACGCGGCGCTTCGTGTCGCCGACCGCGCCGAAATTGCGCCACCGCTCAGACGACCAGTTTCGCCCACCGTCGTCGCTGATGGACAGCATGACGGTGCCGGAGAACGGCAGGTCAATCGGCACGCGGCTGGTGATGCGCGTGTCGCCGCCCTCGGTGATCCGCACGTCGCCCGCTTCGGTGAGCCGCTCCAGGTCGGTTTCGCCGAGCGTCGCCTGCGCTGCCAGTGTGTTGCCCGCCCCCGCCTCAAACTCGGCCGAGAGGCGCGTGTAGACCACGCGCTTGTTGTCCGAATGGAAGCAGTTACCAGTCGCCGTGCGGATGATCTTGGCACCATCCTCGTCCGCCCGCGTCGGGTTGATGAGGTAGAGCCGCCCGTCGAGCGCATCGCCGCCGATGGCGACCGAGCCGAACTTGCCCGAGTGGACGCAGCGCCAGGTGCCGTAGCCCTCGCTTTCGCGCTCGTGCCAAAGCTGCGTCGAGAGGTCGTAGACGAACGTCTCGCCGGCGGTCGGGAAGGAGAACGCGTAGAACACGTGGCCTTCCTGCTCGTAGACCGAGCCCACCGCGTCGGTGATGACGCTGTAGCCGGCGATGGCCTGCTCGATGGCGTGGGTGGAGATCCGCACCGGCTGGAAGCCGTCCGAGCGATACACCACGCGATCCTCGCCCAGCCAGAACACCGTCCCAAGCTGCGAGGCCACGCTGTCGCGCGCGATGCAGCCGCGTTCCACGAAGGCGCCGGACACGCGCTCAAACGGGAAGTCTGCCGCGCCGGAATTGCCCCAGATCTCGGTGCTGCGCTCGCCGAACAGCCAAAGCTGCAAGCCGACGCGGATGGCGCAGATGAGGTTGTCCGGGCTGCCCTCCGCGCTGGCGTAGTCGAGCGCGTCCCACGATGTCGCGTCGTTCAGCGCCGAGATGTAGAACTTCGTGGCATTGGCCTCGGTGACGACGTGGAAGCCGTCCATGCAGGTGACGGAGGACGCGGTCGGGAAATCGACGTCCGTGATCTCGGCAAAGGTGGTGGAGGTGGCGATCCAGCCCTTGCCGTCCTCGGGCGTGACGATGACCATCTGCGTGCCGTTCTCGGCCATGGTCACGGCGTCGCCGTCCGAAATGAGGTTGCCGGCGGCGGTCAGTTCGGTCGCCACGCCCGCGCCGGTGACTTTGAACACCTTGCGCCCGCTGACGACGTAGAGGTTGCCGGCCATCTCGGCGAAGCCGCGGATCGGGCCGTCGCCGATAGTCACGAAGCGGGCGAGGCCGGGGGTGGGCAGCAGCACGAGGTCGGCCTTGGCGCCGGGCGGCTGCTTTTCACAGAACCAGTTGATGAGCCGCTGCGCCGACACCGGCAGCGAGCGGTGCCGGTAGGACATGACGGCGAAGGGAAGGCGCATCAGCCGCTCACCCGTATCGGATCTGCGAGAGCAGCGCGTTGGCGCTCGTCGGCGCCGGGCCGCGCAGCATGCCCGCCAGCGCGTTCGCGGGCGCCTGGCCGCGCACCAGCGCCATCAGCGGCTCGACGCCGTAGCGCGCCACCTGATGCGCCGGGATGACGATCTCGCCCTCGTGGACGGTTCCAGCAAGCGCATAGGGGTCCAC